TTATTCTTTATCCTCCGTCCGCTGTCTTTTGATTGCCAGAACCTTTCTCATATAGCATCCAGCCGTAAAATGGTTCACACATTCGCCACAGCGTTTACATTGTTCGTCTGAAATATGGTACTCAATCTCCCCATCTTTATTTTCCCTGATAGAAAGCGCATTAAATCTGCACACACTCTCACAGGCCAGACATCCCATACACATCTGATATTTTGTGAGCTGACATTTTATTCTTTCTTCCGCCGTTTTCAAATCTTTCGCACCGGCTATTTCTGTTTTTAAAATGGTAACTCTCAAATTGGTTGTTCCAATCCGCCCCTGCAGTTTCAAAACGATCTGCTCTCTTTTATCAAGTACAAAAACCTCTCCCAGCCTTGTATTTCCCATATCAAAATTCAGATACCCGAATGGACGGAATAGTTCATACAACTGTTCTGAAATTGGACGCTGTAATTCATAATTGAACGAATTTTCCTCCGTGGCACATGGTGTGAATGACACAACGGATTTCTGTGCATATGCAACACCATTTCCCCCCTGTCTTGCCTTCCAATACCCATCATCCACATAAACCTCAGCATCTTCTTTTCCAATGCTTGTTGCAAAATCAATCAGCATCTCTCTAAAATGCTTTGACTGCTCATGCATATGTACCTTAGATAAAAATTCAGACCAGCCACTGTTGTTCGGACAGCACCAACATCCAACCCTCGCATAGCCAAGACGGTATGCATCGTTAAAATCAATTCCTGTTGTAAGAATATATAACCAGATGTCAAAATCCATCCAGTCGATAATGGGTGATATGATCCTCTGTTTTGTGATCTTCGGACTGTCAGACTCACGCTCATACTTGCTCCTGCTTACTGACTCACTGCGCCGGATCCCATAAAAAGTCAATATCTGCTTTTTGTCCCTGTATAACGAACGAATTTTTTTCTGTATGGTTCCCGTTTTAAAAACAGTACAGCACCAACGCATCACACGACTCGGCGGACCGATCAGTTTGCACAGTTCCTCAAAATCTTTTTCCTTATTGCGTGCAGAGATCACAGGTGTTTTAGGATGATTTTTCTTAAATCTTTCCACATAGGTATAGGTAAATGGAAACTCCAACGTTGTATCCCCGAAAATATGCATGATCTGAGGTGTGCTCAATGCACGTAATACCAGATTCGAAGTCACTGTAGAATCTTTGC